GCCGTGGTGGTGGTGACGTTAAGGCCGCTATTCACCCACAGCACGTCGAACAGGACGTGCGTGTGATTGACCGCTGCCGCCATATTCACTTCGGTCAGGTAGTTCGCACCAGTAACCGGGTTGGCAATCGGGAAGCAGCCGAAGTCTGCCGAGTTCGTCCCGTCCGTGACCCGGCCATTGACGCCGGGAGTGCCTGGCGCCCATGCACCGGGGAAGCCTGCGTCCTTGCTGGTGCAGTACCAGTAGCCGATGGCGTCTGCCGCTGTGCCGGACTTCATGAAGCCGACGGTGCGCCCGTTGTACGAACCGAGGCCGGCGGCCGCGTACTCGGCACCCTGCGCGTCGCGGTGAACCCAGCGTCCTTCTTCGTTGAAGATCATGTTCTCGCCGGGCAGCAGGGTGAAGGACATCAGTTCGACGACTGTGGTGCCGTCCGTATGCTCTACCGTGACGATGCAGCTCTGGCTGGCGTGATCATTGGTGATGTTCAGGTGCTTGATGTTGCGCACGGTCGAGGCCGCCGGAGAGCCGGCTACCGTGGTCGTGGTGGCCGTAGTGATGGCGGGCGTATTGGTGCGGCCAGGCGTGACGGTCGTCCCGTTGAGGTCGACCCACGAGGCGTGCACTTCGACCTGGGCGGCATGGCTGGTGACGACCTGAATCAGGTCGCTGGTGCTGGCGAGATTGATCATGGGTAGAGGTCTTGCCGGGTGACGACGATATGGTTGCCCTGCTGATACACGCGGACGCCGTCGAGTTCGGCGACCAGCCAGCAGGTTTCTTCGCCGCTGCCGGCGCCGAAGCCCTTGATGGCGCGGCGCTTGAACATGCGCCCGTCTTCTTCGAGCAGCGAGACGGTGATATGGCCGTCGGTGCCGTGGCGATGGCCATGCTCGCCATGGGTTATTTCGTGTACCGGGCAGTTCATCAGATTTCGTCCCAGCCGATGGTCAGGGTTTCGGTGGGCGTGATACCACCGCTGGCAGTGGTGCCGACGGCCATCATCATGACCAGGTGGTCGCCCTTTTCGCCGGTGCTGGTATAGGGGCCGGCACCGAGGCTGAGCGGCGCGCCGCTGGTGTAAGTGAAGGCATCGGCATAGCCGGCGGTGCCGGTGGCTTCGGCAGGCGTTGCGTAGCTGGCCACGGCCTTGGCGTAGAGGCTGACGCCGGTGCCGAGACCGTTGCCGCCGTCCATGTAGGCCTTGATGTTGGTGATTTCGGTGTAACTGCCGCCGGAAACATTGAGGCGCAGCCACTTTTCGAAGCTGTAGTCGGTGCCGGCGCCGGGCTTGACCATCGGATTGGCCGTGTCGACGGTGGCGTTGTCGGCATTCTTGAAGCGGATGCTGCCGCTGGTCTTGTCGGTTTGCGTGCCACCGGCGCCGTTTTTCTCGACGATCTGGACGGTTGCGGCCATGGCTTACTCCTTGGTCTTGCGGCGGGTGGTTTTTGGTGGTTTTTGCGGGTTGACCGCGGCAGGTGCAGCCCAGCCTTCACGCTGTGATACTTCGGCCAGTTCCTGGTCGTCGGCTTCGAATTCCTCACCTTTGGCAAACGTGACGGGTTGCACACCGCGCAGGAAGAAGGTGAATTCCTGTATTGCTTTCAGGCGCATTGCTGGCTCCAATGAAAAACGGCCCCCGGAGGGGCCGTTTCATGGCTGATCGGGCAGATCAGGACGCGGCGATCTTGAGCAGCTTGATCGCCTGGGTGTTGCGCAGCTTGCCACCGACGCGCTTGCGCACGTAGAACTTGACGAAGCCCGGAGCGGTGATTTCGTCGCGGGTGATGCGCATGCCGACGCGATCGGCGATCAGGTAGCCTTCCTTGAAGTCGCCGAAGGCGAGCGGGAAAGCACCGGCACCGACGGCCGGCATGTCTTCTGCCTCGACCACCGGGTAACCCATGAACATGTCGGGCTGACCGGCGGAGAGGCCCGGCTGCCACATGTAGGCGTTGGTGGTGGCTTCCTTGTACTTGCGCAGCGCGGAGAGGACCAGCTTGTTGGTGACCCATACCGCGTTGCGGCGATAGCGGGCACGCAAGGCGTAGACCAGATCGTAGAAGGTATCCGGCGTGGTCGGCATGGCCGCTGCCTGGGCGGAGGCGATGTACTGCAGGGTGCCGAAGGCGCGCGAGGCGTCGACCGTGGTGACCGGGGTCGGGCCGCCGAGGAAGCCGGTGGGCTTCTTGGTGCCGTTGCCGGACACGAAGGCAGCACCTTCGCCAGCGCCGATGGCTTCGGCGGCGGAGCTGATCAGCCAGTCTTCGACGTTGAAGAAGAGATCGTCGAGCGATTCTTCAGTGGCCTGCGGCTTGGCGCTGGCCATGCCGAAGGTCGGGGCGACTTCGGCGAGGTCAGGCGTGTTGGTCTGGTTGCGGGTGTCGTTTTCACCGACCCACTCGAAGGCGCCACCGCCGATGTCGAAGAGCTCCTTGTAATCGGAACCGCCGACGGTGCGAACGGTGGCGATCTGGCGAATAGGCGAGATGTCGACAGACAGGCGGGCAATCTGGCGCTCGATGACTTCCGGCAGGGCGAAGCCACCGGCGGCGCCGGTCGACGTGATGACCTGGGCCGAACGGGTTTCACGGCTTTCGGCCTTGGACTTGGCTTCGAGTGCCTTGTAGGTGGCGGCGGCCTTTTGCTGGCGCTCGTTATCGCCGGGGGAACGCATCCAGTCCAGGAAGGCGTGGCGGTATTCGGTGGATTCCTGGCTTTCGCCTTCCTGGCGACCGCCACCCATGTTGCCGGGGCGGGCAAGCTTGGTTTCCATCTTTTCCAGCTTCGACTTCATTTCGGTGAGGCCGCCGATGTGCTCGTCCATCTTGGCGAGCTTGGCGTCGAAATCGGCAGTGGAGTTGCCGGCCTTGATGGCTTCGATGCGGGCGTCGTTGGTCTTCTTGTATTCATCGAAGGCGGTGGCGATCTTGTCGATCGCATCGGCGACGGACTTGATGCTGGGGTCGTCGCGCTTTTCGTACAGGACGGAAGAAGCCAGGCCGATGACGGCCAGGGCAGCGAGCTTGGCACGGAATGCACCAAAGTCTTTTTGAAGTTGCTTCATGCGTTTCTCCTAAGAGGAAAGGGAGGTCAGCAGCCGATTGGCTGCGTTGATTGCTTGCGCCGTCGATTTCGCGGACTGGCTCCGCTCCTCTCCCATGCGCAGGATTCTCGACACCAGGGCGGTGGCGTCGGACTTCGAGAAGCCTGCCTGGCGCAGGATTCCTTCAGCATCTTTGCGGGTGTGCACGTCATCCGGACTGGATTTGACGTTGGTGACGCGGGCCTTTTCGTTGGCCGGAAAGGTAACCAGGGAGACTTCCCACAGATCAACTTCGGTCAGGGAGCGGACATCGGTGTCGACGTCGTAGGACCATTGCTTCGAGATGAAGCCGATAGACAGGCCATTGATGGCGCCCATTTTGAGCAGGGCTCTGGCCTCCTGCCCCTTGACGGTATCCAGGGCAAGCTGGCCCTTGACGCGCAGGCCCCTGGCGTCTTCGACCATTTCGGTCCAGATGCCGATGGGGTGGTCTGCATCGTGCTGCCAGAGCATGGCAGGCATGGTGCCAGCGGCTTTGTGGGCGGCGAGCGAGTCGGCGAAGGCGCCCTGCTCGATCACGTCGGCCCAGTTATCGAGGACGCCGAAGACGGAGCCGTAGCCTTCGATGCTGCCGTCGTCACCGGCAGCCTTGATCTGGATGGCGAAGGAACGAGTTTCGCGGGCGCCCGTCACTTCCTTGCGCTCAAGGGGTTTGGTCATTGTTCGCATCGTTGTTTCCTTCGGTGGTGCCAGTGGTCATGTTCATCGGCGTCAATGGATCGTCGAGACCAGGAAGCGGGTCTTTGCCTTCTTCTTCGCGGATCTCGTTGCGGGTGTAGATGCCCATTTCGGCCATGGTGCGCGCCCATTGCGCGCGGTCTTTCATCGCGCCTTCGGTCAGGTAGCGGGTGTCGAACTTGACGAAGAGCGGCCCCGATCCATCGAGCAGGGTCTCGTCGATGCGGTCGCGCCATGCTTTGTGCCATGGCCGCAGGGTGTGCTTGAGGTGGGCGGCGAAGAAGGCCTCAGAGCTGGCGAAGGTGGCGGCCTTGTCGGAGTGGCCAACCATGATCGGGAAGACGTTGAAGGCGCGGCAGATTTCTTCGACCTGCAGGCGCCGGGTTTCGACGTGCTGTGCGTCGACGCCGTTCAGGGCGGTGCTGGTCCATTTTGCGTTGCGGTCGAGCACGAGTGGGGTGCCGGTTTTTTCGGGGCCGGACTTCTGCTTCAGAAATTCAGTCAGGCGGTCGTGCTGTTCCTTGTTGAGCGTGCCGTCGACCGAATAGACGCCGCTGGCGCGCAGGCCATTTTCGTGCATCGAGGCCTGGCTTCTTTCGGTGGCGATGGCCAGGCCGATGGCGGACTGGGCGAGCTTGACGGCGTTGAGCGATCCGACCCAGTCCCACTGGATACCGTTAATGACGAATACTTCGTCACTGTTGAAGTCGCCGATCAGGCCGAATTCGTCCCAGCAGCGGTAGCGGACTTCGTAGCGGGAGACCTTGCGCACGTCCCAGCGACCAGGCATGACAGGGATCAGCTCGCGCACGCGGCCGTTGTCGCCACGGACCTTGATCGACAGGCCGGCGCCGGTCAGGGCGGCGTGGAAGGTCATCTGCCGGCGCCACTCGAAGGAGGTCTGCCATTCGTTCGGCCGGCGCGATAGCAGGCGGTATTCCGGGATGTTGGTCGCGCGCTCGGTGGTGCCGCCTTTCAGTTCGCGGTAGACGTGCAGATCTGGCGTGGCGACGCCGTCGGCGATCACGCGCACGCAATCGAGGACGGTGGAGACTTGCAGGGCGGTCTTGTCGGTGACGGCGACGCCGGCGATGACGCCACCGTTCACCCCGTCGATCAGGCTGGCAACCTGGTCATAGGTGAGCTGGGCTGATTTTCTGCCGAATATGCGGTCGAGTAATTTCACGCGGTTTCCGTTTCCCAGAAGGATGGGCCGGTCTCTTCGACAACTGCGAGCGCCCGGTTCATGGCGACGATGGTGGCGACGGCGGCGTCGATCTTGTTGCTGGCGCGCGATTTGCGCGGGAAGATGTTTTCGTTGCGGTCAGGAAAGACTTCGACGTTGCTTAACATCCAGACGTAGGCAGGGTTGCCGTCGTGGTGAAATCTTCCCGCGTTAATAACGGCCGACATCACCTTCATCGGCTCGCTGAGGTAACGGACCTGCTGCGGTATATCGACGACGGTGAAGCCTTCGGCGGCAAGGTTGGCGCCAAGTTGATGGCCACCGTATGGGTCTTTTGCGACTTCGCGGACATGGACAAGCGCCGCTTCCTCGATGATTTCTTCCTGGATCTGCTCGAGGTCGATCATGTTGCCCGGGGTGGCGATCATGTGGCCGCCATTCACCCACGTCTGGTAGTGGGCGTTTTCCGGCTTGTCCACGGCGCTCTGCGGGACGTAGCTGCGCGAAAAGGCGTAGTAGTGGCGGCCGTCGTCGAGATCGCGCCAGCAGAGCTTGACGCGACTAGCGATGTCTTCTTTGCTGGCCAGGTCGAGTCCTTCGACGCAGCCATCCCAGGCGTGACTGTCGAGAGTGAGTTCTGGGTCGCCGGCTTGCTGGAGGTTGTAGAGGTTGAGCCAGGGCGAGGCGGCGCCGACCCATACATTCAGATGCTTTGTTTTGAAATTATTTTGATCTCTCGGATCTTCTTTTGCCAGCAGCTGCGCGTGCTTTAACGCATCTTCGTCAATTGATATTCCGAGGTTCGGATTGGCCTTTTTTAAGGCGTCTACACTTGTCCAGTCATCACCTTCATCAACAGTGAAAATGATGCCGAAGCGGCGCTCATTCTCGACAACGCCTTCAAGAATTTTCTGCAAGTTGTGTTGATGCTGAAAGCAAGGGCCGGATATATCAGCGCCGGCGGTGGTGATGACAAGCATAAATGGCTGTGTCCTGGCGCCCATGCCGGTCTGCATGGTGTCGAAGAGTTCGCTGGTCTTGTGCTCGTGGTACTCGTCGACGATGGCGCAGCTGGGGCTGGCACCGTCGCCGGGTTTGCCGATGACTGGTTCGAATTTCGAGTTGTTCTCGGCGATGGAGAGATTGCTGACGTTGACGCTGACGCCGTACGTCTGCACGAAGCGCGGCGTGGCGCGGGCCATCAGGCGCGCGGGCGCGAAGACTTCCAAAGCCTGCTTTTGCGAGGTGGCGCCGGAGTAGATTTCGGCACCATATTCGCCGTCGACCGCGAGCATGTAGAGGCCGATGACGGCGGCGAGCGTGCTCTTGGCGTTCTTGCGCGGGACGATGACGTCGGCGACACGGAAGCGGCGCTTTCCGGTAACGCGATGCACCCAGCCGAAGATGCTGGCGAGGATGAAGATTTGCCAGCGTTCGAGCTTGATGAGCTGGCCCTTGGCGGCCCAGTCACCCTTGATGTGGGGCATCAGCTCTGCGAATTTGCAGATGCGCTCGGCGGGGCGGTAGGGCTTGCCCTTGACGTCTTCAAGATTCGGGTTCCAGACGTAGGCGAAGTCGCCAGCTTCGGCGCGGGCCAGGTCGTTGAGGTGACGCTGGCAGGCGAGTCGGTGCCACTTGCAGGCGACGATCTTGCCGTCGACGACGTCCCGCGCATAGGCGGTGGCAATGTCGCCGAAGGTGGTCGGGGCGGATGTCACAGTTGCGCCCACTGGTCCTGCGTGCCTTCTTCGAAAAGCTGGCCCTGGCGGTTGTCGCTCGGCGTGACGCGCGAACGGGCGGCGGGCGACAGGCCGAAGAGGTCGAGGTAGCGCTTGACCTCGGCAGAGGCGTGGCGGCCGACTACCCAGTGGTGCGAGTAGGTGAAGTTGCCGTTGGCGGTCTTTACCATGATGCCGTCGCCGCCGGTGTATTCCTCGCCCCGTGCTTCGGCAGCGACACGCGCTTCTTCGGCTTGCTTCATGGCACGGGAGAGCGCCCGCTCGGCCCAGACCATCTTGGCCCATGCCTGGCAGTAGAGCACCAGGGCGGCACGGTCGAGGCGTGAGACTAGGCCGTAGCGCTCGAGCTCGCCGGCGATCCGCTTCCACTCCTTCTTGGCCTCTGGCCAGATCCACACGGGAAAGTCGGGAATCTCGACTTCCGGGCAGAACTCGCCCAGCAGCGCGCCGATAGGCTTCTTGCTCGGGTTGCCGCGCAACAGATGCACGGTCGCCGACTTCGGCTGCGGTCCTCTCTGTCCCATGGCAATCTCCGTAAACGAAAAAACCGCCAGAAGGCGGTTGTGGAATGGGTGCCGGTTACGTTTCCGGCGATCAGGAGGAGGCCCGATCCGTCGTGGTGAGAGCCTTTGATTGACCCGATTAACCAGGCGGCTACCCTGGACGCTACGCGCTGCCTGATGGCTTCATCCGCGCTAAGCCCGGCCTTCAGATGTTGCTGGCGGCCTACGTATTCACCAACACGACTGGCGACAGGTCATCGGCAACGGGGTAAC